GCCAATGACTTTTTATAATTTTCTTCTGTTAGTTTATGCCACCCAATACAGTCTCCAGTTGGAGATCTGCCGCAGGTACAAGTATCTTTTTCAAATTTTTTCATTTCCCATTTAGTAATGATGTCACTAATCCATTGAAACGGAAGGTTTCGTACCACCATACCATCCCGGTATTCTTTCATTTCTTTTATTAATTCTTTTGTTTCATTGCTCATGAATAGTCTCTATCAATTGCCATCTGACAATAATGAATTGCTTTTTCCAAATCTTTCTTTTGTCCTTTCTGTTTGTGTCTGCACAAATATTTTATAGCGTTGCCTTCGGCGAAAGGCAAATTATTTTTATTAATAAATTCTGATGGTTGAATTTTCATCGATTGATAGTGATCACCACCAATTTGTTTTTTATATACGTCGCTCATATTATAAAATATAAATATAGTTTGATTCCAAAATAAAATGTCATCATTGATAATAAAATAGCTTCGCTTGTTAAATCCATCATACTATTGGTTCTCCTATTGTGTAGTAATGTGATGTTAGGGGAGCTAAAATATATAATCTTTGCATTGCTCTTGTTACACCAACAAAAAATAATCTATGTGTCGTATCTGGTTCGTCCAATGCTTTTTGAGATAACATTTCTGATTGTGTTTCTGTTCCATAATCCATACACAAAACAATGTTTTCTCTTTCCCTACCTTTTGCTCCATGTATTGTAGATAATTCTATTCTTGAATCTGTTGATAAATCATCACCACTTTTTAAAATACTTTTTATATAGTTTTTGGTGTCTTCTTCAAAACTAAGTTGCTGCCAATCGCCCTCAATTAATAACCCATGATCTTTTTTTAAAATGTTTAAAGAAACCATCTCGTCACCTATTAATGTTTTACCACTAGAAAATCCGTACTTAACATGTCCCTTATTATAATTTAAATATTGCCATATTTTTTTAGCGTTCTCTGTTGCAATCAACTCACCGTTATTTAGTTTAATCCAAAATCGATAAGCCTCTAGTACGCTATTAGGTAAAATACTGTTACTTTTACCAAATATTCTTAGACCTGTTCTGTAGAAATATTCAGAAAATTCTTTTAATAATTTATTTGTTTTTGCCAATACCATCCATTCACCTTTAGTAAAATCTAAATTTGATAAAAGACAGTTTGTTATAAATTCTCCTTCTTCATCTTTTGCGTACCAATTTTTTTCAACTCGCTTAGAAATGTTGGGTAATATTTTTAGTGCTTGTCTATGGACAGCTTTTGGAACCCTATAAGATTTTTCTTGATCGTCTCTTTCCCCAGGTAAATCTATAAAAATATCAGAACTTGCACCTTGAAAATCATAAATTGTTTGATCATCATCTCCTGCGATGTAAGATCTTTTACATTGAGCTTCAATGTGAAAGTACATTCTCCATTGCGAAGGATTTAGATCTTGGGCTTCGTCAAGAAAGATTGCATCAAGAGCAAGATGTTTTTCTTTATCAACAAATAACTTAATCATGTCAGCAAACTCAACCATGTTATTCTTTTCTTTATAGTATTCTATGTCGTGTTCTAATTGCTGAACACGGTATATATCCACAGAACCTTCATGATAATTTAAAGCTAAACATGCTTCCTCTAAGCTAATCAATTTAGCTCGTGCAAAATTTATTACTTGCAGATTTTTATCTTGATGTATAGTGGCTCCAGATTCGTTAATAAAAGTATCAAAATTTATATCGGAATAAACAGGATATACATTTTTAAATTGTTTCCATTTCTTACCCTTTAATAATTTTTCTTTAGTGTTGATACCCAATTCTTTTGTTCCCATTCCATGTAATGTAGAAATATATAAAAGCTCTGTTCCGGGAAAAACAGTTTGAATTTTTTTAGCACCGTCTAATGCTGCAGCCTTACTAAACGTTACGTAAGCTATTCTCTGTGGATTTGTATGTAAGTTATTAATTTCTTCATTCAAATAATGGTGTACTAATCTATGGGTTTTACCTGTACCTGGTGGTCCCATTATTTTTTTTCTAATTACTGCCATGGTTCTTTCTCCATTTCATATTTTTTTATATTAGGTTTATCTAGCTTAACATGAGGCATCTCTAATACTCTATGTGTTTTACCATCTATTTTTGGGCTAACTTCTTTTGCACCAAATAATTCTTGTAACATTCTCATAGTTTTTTGTTTTGGGTAAGTCTTGTCGGCCCAAGATTTAGTTCTTAATAAATATTTCCAAAAGTTTGAAAACTTAAACATTGTAGTTCCGCTTTTATCTGTAAAAGCAACACCTCTTAAAATATCGTCTTTGTCTCTACCTGGAGTTCTGTTTATATAATCTGCTAAAATATCTGTAAGTTGAACTCTGATTTTAGAAGATTCTGGAGCTGGTACTGATGTAGCTTTAGCAGTTAATTTTATTAATGCTTTTCTCCATGCATGTTTTGGAATAGGCATTAAAGGTTTTCCAATCTGTTCCATACACGCCACTGAAAATTTTTCAGCGTCATGAAGTGTTGCACCATCAACTTCTACTGTGGGTCCATCTAAAGAAACAAACCAAATCGGTGGATCTGATTCATATTTTCTAACTTCTGTAATTTCTGGTGTCGGGCCATCTTCACCTATACCAAATTCTCTTGTTGCACATTTTTTAGCATCACAAAAACTACATATAGGCTCATCTTTACATTTGTAACGATAGTCTTTACTATTTAAAGATTTTTTTAATACATTAATTTCATTAGCGCCTAATGGAGGTTTCATAAACTCTTTGTCATATATATGCATATGACCTTGCCACTCATCATTTTCCGGATAGCGTTTTTTAAGATAAACACCTACATTGTACATACAATTGTTTCTTTGCCCGTTTGGTACACCATCACTTAAAAGTGTAACTAAACATGGCGACATACCTTTAAAAAAATCAATAGCTTCTTTTTTATTAGAAATTACAAAATTAGTTAACTCTTCTTCCGTCATAGACATGGCCTCATGGTAATAAAAAAATTCTTGTAAAGACATTTTAAAACCCTGAGAATTGAACGCATACCTTACAGATTTTTCAGAATTATGATAAGGAAGGTTTAAAAAACTACCTGTGTCTCCTCTTGCTATATTAATATAATCTTGTTTAGGATATATTTCTGCTCTCGCATGACCTATTGCAGAAGCAATCATTTTTAATTTTGCTCTCATAACTATCGCTGGAACAAAAGTTTTTGTAAACATAAAAATATGTGCCCCACCAGATTTAGAACGAAATACGATTGCTTTAATATTTTTTCTTTTCAAAATATCAATAAATTCTTTATGATTTACAGGGTATTTATCAACATCTATACATCCCCATTTACATTTATTTTCTTTATTAATTGGAATTATGCCAAGACCTGGATCTTTTCCATCAAGGTGATCTTGCCAAAGACTTTCTATAGGTGTCTTTGTTATTGTAAAAGACTTAGTTACATTTTTACCTTTTTCATTAATCTCATCACTTTTTTTAGTAATGCCGTAGGCAATGTCGAGTCCTTCAAATATATTTATAAATTTTTCTAAATCTTTCATAGTATTTTTTTGTTAACTGTGGGCGATCTCCGTCTCCATCAACCGCCCACTATCTACACTACTTGCTAGCTAAACTAGTGTAAAATTTCTTAGCACGTTCGTATAAAGCAGGATCTTCAACTTTACCAACTTGTACAACATTATAACCATACCATTGATTACCTTTGCCAGAATTTAAAACTGAACTTAGTTTATAACTGTGGCTAAAAGACGATGGGTTATATGGACCATCTTTACCTTCAAAAGTAATAGACAGCATCATAGAGTTCCATCCTCTGCTTATTTTACCTTGAGATGAACTCATAGATATTAAAGCTTGTTCAACAGAACCTTCACTGACAATCAACACATAGTGTTGACCAACAGTTAAAATGTAATGACCATTTTCCAATCGGTCTTTACCTGAAGTATCTTTGGTTGTTTTTGATAGAATATCAGAGTCAGCTGAATAAATGTTTTCTGGTCTATTAGAACCAGTTCCAAAATCAGCCCATTCTTGATACTCTAGTTTATAATGACAAGGAATAACATTTATTCCTTCTGCTCCATTATATAGTTTTTTTGTAACTATATTCAAAAACATTCCAGGTTCCGCACCTTCAACATAATTTTGATTACGTCTTTGTGCTTCTCCTGAGCCATTTTGTAAAAGTTTTAAAATAGGCAAAGCCAAACTTACTGTCTTTACATTTTCAAAACCTGCAGCAGCATCATCTTCAAACAATATTGATGAAGGCAATCCTGCTTCTTTTTTTATCGCTACT